GCCCGTGGCCGCTCAGGACGTGATCAGCGCTGCTGAGTTCCAGATCAAGCAGTACGCCGTTCCCGTGGTGATGTCTGGCCTCGAGATGCTGCAGAACAGCGGCAAGGAACAGTTCATTGACCTGCTGGAAGGCCGCCTGAACGTGGCCGAAAGCACGATGATGAACCAGCTGTCGCAGTCGATCTACTCGGACGGCACCGGCTCTGGCGGCAAGGAAGTCACCGGCTTGAACGCCGCTGTGCCTTCTGACCCCACCACCGGCACCTATGGTGGCATCAACCGTGCGACCTGGTCGTTTTGGCGCTCCAAGCTGTACGACTTCAGCACCTCCACCGGCGGCAACGCTACTGCGGCCAACATTCAGGCTGGCATGAACAACCTGTGGGCTCAGACGACCCGCGGCGCTGATCGTGTTGACCTGATCGTCATGGACACGAACTACTGGTCGCTGTACATGGCTAGCCTGCAGGCTCAGCAGCGTTTCACCAGCCCCGAAACCGGCAACCTCGGCTTCCCGTCCATCAAGTTCATGGACGCAGACGTGGTGTTGGACGGCGGTATCGGCGGTTTCTGCCCGGCGAACACTGGTTTCTTCTTGAACACCAAGTTCATCAAGTGGCGTCCCCACAAGGATCGCAACATGGTGCCGCTGTCGCCCAACCGTCGCTATGCCATCAACCAGGACGCCGAAGTGCAAATCCTGGCTTGGGCTGGCAATTTGACTGCTTCCGGCGCCCAGTTCCAGGGCCGCATGCAGAACTAATTGGTGGGCCTGTCGTGGGTCACCCTTCCCAAGGGGTTGGGGTGACCCACACCCCTTGGGTTTTTTGCCAATAGGAGATCACCATGGCAGCAACATTTGGCGCAGCGGTTTCTGCTGCAGCTCCCGCAATCGTTGACACCGCGGCGTCGCAAGACACCGGCGCTGTCTGTGAAGGCATCGGCCTGACTGGCGCCGACGAGGCGTCTATCAGCGGCTGGCGCATCGGCGCGTCTGCAACGACGACCGATCTCAAGATCGACACCGGCGACGGCCCGGGCGTTTGATCATCAACCACCACTAGAAAGAAAAAACCATGCAACCCACGACACCTACCGTATTTCCTGAGATTCCAATCCCTCAGCCCGACGAGAACCGCTACGCGCACGACTCGCGCCTAGTGGTCGAGTTTTTCCGCAAGCCCGTGCACATGGAGGCCAAGAGCCGAGAGGCTGGCCGCGCCATCTACGAGGAAGTAGACTACCTGCGCATCTACACGCCTGGCGACAAGTCCAGCGTGATCGAGCGCCCCGTCAACGTGCTTGACGAGCAGCGCTTTGCCGACCGCTACAGCAAGTGGAAGGCTGGCCAGGAACAGGCCATCACGGGCACGCCGATCACGGTGCTGCCTGGCATGACGCCGGCCAAGGCTGAGGAGTACCGCTTCTTCAAGATCTTCACGGTCGAGCAGCTCGCCGAGGCGCCTGACAACGTCGGCCAGAAGTTCATGTCCTTCCAGCAGGACAAGAGCCGCGCCCGGGCGTTCATGCAGGTCGCGGCCAACAATGCCCCGATCGAGAAGATGAACGAAGAGCTGCAGAAGCGTGACCAGATGATTGAGGACATGCAGGCTCAGCTCGAGGCGCTCAAGGCGCAGATCAAGCCCAAGCGCCAGGTCGCAGCCACGGCCGACGCTGAGTAAACCGGAGGACGGGGATGGCCTTCCAGATCGTCAACGAATCGACCCTCTCGGCCATCGTGCAAAACGTGGCCGGGATGGTGGCCTACCCCGTCCCGACCGACCCTGCGGGCTCTGAGGATCCCGCGGTCCAGCAGTTGGTTCAGGCGGCCAACATGGCCGGCAACGAGCTGCTGTCGATGTTTGAGTGGCAGGAGCTGATCAAGAACTATCAGATCCCCATCCAGTCGGACACCAACGGCCAGAAGGAAAAGGGCTTCGCCCTGCCGCAGGACCTGTACCGCTGGATAGACCAAACCAACTGGAACGCGACAACGCAGTTCCCGTCGCTGGGCCCGGTGTCGGCGCAGATGTGGCAGCAGCTGCTCATTCGCACGACGCTGCCGACGCTGTCGTTTTACTGGCAGGTCCGCGACAACAAGATCTACGTGCTGGCGCCGCCCAACTCGCCGCAGACGATGAACGTGTTCTACGTTTCTGCCGGCTGGGTGCGCGATCAGAACGACCCCGACCTGTACAAAAACCGGATGACGCAGAACGGCGACGTGTCGCTGCTTGATGCAACTGTCATCACGTTGTACACACGCGTGAAGTGGCTCGAGATGAAGGGCCTGGACAGCAGTGCCGCGATGCGCGACTTCAACATCGCGTTCGACAACCGCAAGAATTCCGAGAAGGGCGCGCCGGTGTTGACCATGGCGCGCGACTTCCGCTTCCCGTACATCCAGCCGCTGATCAATACGCCCGACACGGGCATGGGGGCGTAAACCATGCCGTTGGTCCCCGTCAAGCCCTTCAAGACTCCGCGAAGGGCGGCCGCCGCACAAACTGCGCAGCCAGTTGTCATCCCGGCGCCGACTGGCGGGCTGAACTACCGCGACCCCATATCGGCGATGCAGCCGAGCGACGCGCTGGTGCTGAGCAACATGATTCCGCGCCAGCAGGGCGTGGAGCTGCGCAAGGGTTACCAGGTGCACGCAACCGCGGTGACCGTGGCCAGCGTGCCGCAGGCCGTCGACTCGGTGTTTGCGTACACCGCGCCCAACTCGGCCAACAACAAGGTGTTCATGGCCGCCAACGGCAACATCTACGACGTGACCGCAGGCGGCGCGCCTGTTGTCGCCGTGACGGGCACCGGCAGCACCAACGACGACTGGTGGACGACGCAGTTCTCGACGGCCGCGGACACGTTTCTGTTGGCTGTCTCGCCTGGCGCCGGGTACTGGACCTACAGCACCTCCTCCGGCTGGGTCAACCGCACCGGCACCGTTACCGGCATGACGACGGCGGTGCGCACGGTCGCCGTGTGGAAGCGTCGCGTCTGGTTCACGTTTGAGGGCAGCCCCAACGTCGGCTACATGGACACCGTGGACGCGATCACGGGCACCGTGACGTCGTTCCCCATGGGCTCGATCCTGCGCAATGGTGGCTCGGTGTCTGCTCTGTTTAACTGGACGATCGACGCCGGATTCTCGGTGGATGACTTCCTGATCGCTGTAGGCACCGAAGGCGACGTGGCCGTGTGGGAGGGGACTGACCCGACCAGCGCGGCTACGTTCAACCTGAAGGGCGTTTGGTACGTTGGCCCGGTGCCCAAGTACGGCAGCTACTTCACCCCGTTCGGCGGCGACGTGATGATCGTCAGCGAGCTTGGCCTGGTGCCAATGTCGCGCCTTATCACGGGGCAGTATTCGCAGGATGTGCAGGCCGGCGGCCCGGCGTCAAAGATCCAGTCGGTGTTCGCACCCCTGGTGCGCAAGCTGCGCAACAACCGCTACTTCAACGTGTTCGTGGTGCCGTCGTCCGAGGTGCTGGTGATCAAGCTGCCAAACGACGGCGGCACGTTCCGGCAGTTCGCCATGAACGTCACCACGGGCGCCTGGTGCGAATTTGTTGGCATGCCGATGCGCTGCGCGACAGTGATCGGCGGCCAGCTCTATTTCGGCACCGACGACGGCGTGACGTGTAAGGGCCTGTTCGGCGACCGCGACGGTGTGGATACCGTGGGCGCGGGCGGCAACTACGTCGAGGGTGACGTGCAGACCGCGTTCTCGCACTTTGGCACGCCGGCGCAGAACAAAAAGTTCAGCATGGTGCGGCCGATCTTCATTGCGCTGTCGGCGCCCTCTGTCAAGCTCGTGATCAACACGCAGTTCCAGCTGTCGCCGGTGGGCGGTTCGCCGTTCTACCTGTCTGACGACAGCGGCGTGTGGGATGCGGCGGTGTGGAACGTGGCGACGTGGGCGGGGCAGAACACGTACCAAGGCTGGGCCGGCACCAACGGCCTGGGCTACTACGGTTCGCTGCGCATGAAGGTGCGCGGCGTGCCGCAGACGGTGTTCACCAGCTCGCATGTCCTATTTGAAACTGGTGGAGTGATGTGATGGACGACAGCGTTCGCAGCCAGCTTGGCAACACTTTCTTGGCGTCTCAGCAAAGCGGCGACTTCGCGCCGTTCAACAGTCTGCTGGCCAACTACAACGTCACGCAGGGCGACCTGATGAGCGCGTTTCCTGACATCAACCAGGCTGGCGTCAACGAGTTCATGGGCCGCGGCGTGCGGTTTCCCGCGCAGTACCAGTCAAACCTGATTCAAACGCTGCGCAATTCTTCACCCGCGGGCGGCGACAACCCCGGCGTGACGATGTTTGAGAACGCGCCCAACGGACAGGGGATGGGCCGGCGCATGCAGTTCGGCAACAACCTGTTTAATCCGACGCTGTCGCAGATGCCGTCCATGACGGCGCCGCCGCTCAAGCCGTTTACCAACGACCAAGTCGGACAGTCCATTTTTGAGTCGTACCAACAGGGCTACAGGCTGCCGCAGATCCAGGCTGGCCTGCAGTCTCAATACAAGGTCACACCGGAACAGTTCAACGAAGCGTTAGACGACCGGCTTGGCCAGGCGATCTATGAGTCGTATCAGCAGGGGTTCAACATCCCGCTGACCAAGCAGGGCTCGATGGAGAAGCTGGGCGCGACTGAGGCGCAGTTCAACAGTGCGCTGGATAAAAGACTAGCCACAGCGATCTCCGAGTCGATCGGCCAGGGCTTCAATGTCGACCAGACGCGGCAGGGCGCGACCACCAAGCTGGGCGTCAGCGACGCCGACTTCGATCGGGCCTTGGCCCTTTACAACGCGGGACTGGTGTGAACCTCGTCACCGATCAACCCGGTCAGTATCCGCTCGTTTGGGAGTGGATCAACAAGCGCACGCGTCTACCGTGGAGCACCGACGTGCGCACGATCGGGTGCATGCGAGACGACGGGACGATCGCGTGCGCGGTCGCGTACAACGCTTGGACGATGTCCTCATGCTGGATGCACGTTGCGTTTGACGGGCAGCACGCGCTGTCTCGCAAGCTCTGGCGCGCTGCGTTTGAGTATCCCTTCATAAAATGCGGCATGGAAGCTGTGTACGGCCTGACCCCGAAGAATTTGGACGAGGCCCTGCACATGAACGAGAAGCTGGGCTTCCGCAGGATCGCCGAGACAGTCGATTGTGTGATGTTTGAAATGCGGCACGACGAGTGCCGTTGGATCAAGGAGAACGCTCATGGGCGGAAAAGGATCAGCACCGCCGCCGCCTGATTACATCGGCGCGGCGAACACGCAGGCGGCAGCTTCTAAGGAGCTGACCAACATCCAGAACTTTGCCAACCGGCCGACGATCAACACGCCGTTCGGTTCGCAGTCTTGGAACACGTCGGCGACGACTGACCCGGCAACGGGTCAAACGGTCACGTCCTGGACGCAGAACAACACGCTTGCGCCTGGCCTGCAGGATGCGCTGAACGCGCAAATCGGCCTGCAGAACGAGCGCTCGCAGTTAGCCGGCAGCTTCATGGACCGCGTGGCCGGCGAATACTCGCGCCCGTTCGACTACCAGTCGCTGCCGCAGATGGCCCAGGCCAACATGGCGCAGCCGCTGCAGACGCGCACGACCGACTACACGCCGGGCATCACGACCGCGTTCGGCTTTGGCCGTCCGCAGGGCAACGTGCAGACCGAGTCGCTGCAGCGCGGCCTGGACACGGGTGACAATCCGATGCTGCCGCAGGTGGATTCAGGTTACCGCGACCGGGTGGCTGATCAGCTCATGCAGCGCATGCAGCCGGTGCACAACTACCAGCAGCAACAGCTCGAGACGCGCCTGGCCAATCAAGGCTTCACGCAGGGGTCTGAGGCCTACAACCGCGCGCTGACCGAGTTGCAGCAGCGCCAGGCCAACGAGCGATTCAACGCGCTAGACCAAGCCGGCAACGAGGCCCAGCGGCTGTTCGGCATGCAGATGGGTGCGCGCCAGCAGGCGTTCAACGAGGACGTCACCGGCGGCAACTTCTATAACCAGGCCGCCAACCAGGCGTTCAACCAAGGCCTGCAGGCCGGTCAGTTCCGCAACCAGGCCATCGGCCAGGACTACAGCCAGGGGCTGGGCTCCGCGCAGTTCCAGAACCAAGCGCTGGGTCAGGCCCAGGCTCTGGATCTGGCGCGCATGCAGGCGCAGAACCAGGCTATTGGTCAGCAGTACGGGCTGAACCAGCAGTTCGCCGACGCGCAGAATCGTCTGCGCCAGCAGGCAATCGCCGAGCAGATGCAGCGTCGTGGCATGTCGCTGAACGAGATGAACGCGCTGCTGTCGGGCCAGCAGGTGAGCATGCCCAACATGCCGTCGTTCGCGGCTGCGCAGCGCTCCGAGACGCCCAACATCCTGGGCGCCACGCAGATGGGCTACGACGCCGCGCTGGGCGCTGTCAACGCGCAGAACGCCGCATTCGGCAACTTGCTGGGCGCTGGTGCGCAGCTCGGCTCGGCCGCGTTCATGTTCTCCGACCGTCGCCTAAAGTCCAACCTCAAGCGGGTTGGCACTCATTCGATCGGTGTTGGCATTTACGACTACACGATGATGGGAATGCCGCAACGCGGTGTGATCGCGCAAGAGGTGGAGCGCGTGCGCCCTGACCTGGTCAAGCGCCACGCCAACGGCTACCTGATGGTGAACTACGGAGGCCTGTAATGAACGACAACCTGATGTTCGACTACCTGCTGGAGATGGGCGCCATGCGCCCCGAGCAGGACGAGTTGCGCCGCAAGCAGGCGATGGTCGACGCACTGCGTGGCCGCGCCATGGAGCCCATGCAGGGCCAGATGGTGGGCAAGCACTACGTCGCGCCCGGCATCGCCAACGCGATCGCGCAGATGGGCACGGCCTACATGGCCGGGCAGCAGCAGAAGGGCGTGGACTCAGCCATGGCCGGCATGAACGAGCGCCAGGGCTCGACGCTGCGTCGCATGCAGGAGATGCAGCGCCGAAAGCGCTTGGGCCTGACCAACATCACCGGCGAGATGGACACGGGCGACTACGGCGGGGGTATGTGAAATGGATCCGCTGACCTTTGCAGATGACGTCGAGCTGCGCAAGCGCTCGATGCTGCCGATGGCCATGAGCTCGCTAGTGTCGCCTGGCGGGACGCTGTCCAACAGCGTGCAGCCTGGTCAGGCGCTGCCCCTTACGACGCGCCAGCGCTTGGGGAAGCTGTACCAAGAAATGGACGACATGGACACAAAGGATGTCGACATGTCGGGGCTGCAAGCTTTTGCGCGTCAGCAAGGTCAGGCGGGCGAGCAGGCCATGCTCAACGCGCTGGCCGCGCAGTACGCCGGCGACAGCTTCCAGCCGGTGCAGGCGCAATTCTTGAGGCGAGCGGCTGCTGCTGCGGAACCGATGAAGATGGGCGCCGGCGTTCTCACACCTGATGGCCAATTCATCAAAGACCCGATCGCGGCTCGTGAAGCTCGGCGCGCGGCGGTTGAGCGTCAAGCGTTGGGCCTAGAGCGCCAGATTGAGGCGCAGACGCGTGACGAGCGCGATCGGCAGGACCGGCTGCAGCGTCAGCAGGAGATGAGTCAGCTTGGCTGGTTCAACGCTCAGACGGCCCGCATGGGCGCCAACAACGCCAGCAGCAACGCAAACAAAGCCCCGGCCGGTTACCAGTGGGCCACCGCGCCTGACGGATCTCCGACGCTGGCGTTCATCCCTGGCGGCCCTGCGGATCCAAAAGTCGTCACTGCCAAGGCAGGCGAGACTGAGGACATGCGCAAGTCGGCCGGCTATGCGTTCAGACTGGACAGCGCGCTGCGCACGATCACCAACATCACCGGCGACAACCCGGCGGCTGAAAAGCCGGGCTTGGTGCCGGCGTTGGCGTCCAAGGTTCCCTTGGTCGGCGACACGGCGGCCAACGTCTTGACCGCGTCGGACCGGCAGCGTGTCGAGGCCGCGCAGCTTGATGCCCTTGACGCTGCGTTGACCTTGGCCACGGGCGCCGCGTACACCCGCGAGCAATTGCAGGGGCTTTCCAAGTCGTACTTCCCGCAGTACGGCGACAGCCCGCCGACGATCGCCGAGAAGCGTGCGCGTATGGCCGACATCATTCAGACGGCCAAAATCCGAGCTGGTAAGTCACTGCCGCAGAACATGCAGGCAGGCGCCCCCGGCGCTTCGGCGGCTTCACCTGATGACCCGCTGGGGTTGCGGAGATAGTGATGGAAAAGATCAAGCTCTCTCAGATTCGCGCCCAGTTCCCGATGTATGGGGAAATGAGCGACGAGCAGCTTCTGATGGGGCTGCGCAAGAAGTTCTATTCCGACATCCCGCCAGCCAAGTTCTACGACCGCATCGACTTCGACACGCAGCGCATGGACCCGACTGCTGGCATGAGCACGACCGAAAAAGTCTTGGCAGGAGTTGGCAAGTCATTTGTCGATCTTGGCCGCACGGCCAAGCGCATCGGCAACATGGTCGGCATCGGCGACTATGACCAGGCCGCCGCCAAGCGTGACGAGGAGCTCGACAAGCCCCTGATGAACACGACTGCCGGCACTGTAGGCAAGGTGGCCGGCGACATCGCGCTGACTGCGGTGCCGGGTTACCGTGCGCAGCAGGGCATCAGCCGCGCGGTGCAAGCAGGCGGCCGGATGCTGCCCCAAGCAGCGGCCCGCACCGCCAGCGCGGCCGCCCCCTACGTTGGCGCCGCAGGATCAGGCGCTCTTATCGGGGCCGCCGTGACGCCAGACGATATGTCAGGTGGCGCCACCATGGGCGCGTTGGCGGGCGTCGGCGGTGAGGCTGGCGGCCGACTGCTAGCGGCTGGATACGGCGGCGCCAAGGCCGTCGTGGAGCCGCTCTACGAGGCGGGCCGCGAGCGCATTCTCAAGCGCACCCTAGACCGTTTTGCGACCAATCCTGACGCCGTGCGCGCGGCCGCACAGAGCCCCAAGGTTCTTGTGCCAGGATCAACGCCCACGCTTGCCGAGGCCACGATGGACCCCGGCATCGCCCAACTGCAGCGAGGTGCTGCCGCTAGCTCGCCCGACGTGGCCAGCGCCTTGGCAGAGTCCCGCGCACGCCAGGTGGGCGCCTATCGCGCTGCGCTGGACGACCTGGCCGGCACTGATGGGCGTCGGGAGTTCTTTGAGGCGTCGCGCAAGGCAGCCGGCGATCAACTGTACGGCCAGGCGCGCGCCGGCGGCCTGCAGATGGACGACGCCCTGCAGGCTCAAGTAAATGCGCTGCTGCAGAAGCCCTCGATCAAGTCGGCCATGCGTGAAGCTCGCCAGTTGGCGCAAGAGAAGGGCACCAGCATCGCCGACCCCAAGGGCAGCGCCGCAGGCCTGATGGCAGTGGATGATGTGCTGAGCGACAAGATCGGCGAGGCCATGCGGTCTGGCAAAGATAAGATGGCGGGCGCCCTGAAGGACACGCAAGACGAGCTGCGCTCGTTCCTGGATGTGGCCGCGCCCGCGTATGGCGAGGCTCGCCGCACGTTCCAAGAAATGTCGCGCCCCGTAAACCAGATGGCGGTCGGCCAGCGGCTGCGCGATCGTGCGTTCCCGGCCATTACCGAGTTCGACCCCAACATCCCCCGCGTCAACGCCGAGTCGTATGCGCGGGCTCTGCGCGACCCCGGTATGGCCAGCAGTGCCACCGGCCTGCGCAGCGCCACGCTGGAGAACACGCTCGACCAGGCGCAGCGTCAGACGGTGGAGAACATCGGTCAGGATATGGCGCGCTACACCGCGGCGCAAGAGATCGGCCGGGTGCCGGGCTCGCCCACCGCGCAATACCTGGGCGCGCAAAACATCCTGCGCCAGGTTATGGGGCCGCTCGGGATGCCGGAGTCGGCGCTTGATTCGATGGCCGGCCGGGTGGCGGCTGGCCTGATGGGTACGCCGTTCCGCTGGACGCAGAGCAAGACCGAGCAACTGCTGGCGCGGGCCCTGAGCGACCCGCAGACTGCTGCGAAAATCATGGCAGCAAGAGATCCCCGCACCATCGCAGAATTGCTGCAGCCTTTCATGGCTCAGGCGGCAATTCAAGCAGACACTCAGTAAGAGGAGCGAACCATGCCCCGCAACCTATCCGGCGTCTACACCCTGCCCGCAGGCAACCCTGTGGTGCCTGGCACCACAATCGACGCGGCCTGGGCCAACTCGACGCTAGAGGACATCTCCAACGAGCTGACAAACTCGTTGAGCCGCACGGGCGCTGGCGGCATGTTGGCACCGTTCCGAATTGCTGACGGCAACGTCACCGGCCCGGGCCTGTCGTTCCTGAACGAAACGAACACCGGCTACTACCGTGTGGGCGCCGGCTCGGTCGCGTTTTCCATCCTGGGCGTGAACACGCTGCAGATGAACACGACGTCGGTGACCGTTCCTGCGACGCGCACCCTGAATGCGTTGGGCAACGCCCTGGTGGCCGGCACGTTCGGCGTCACCGGCGCGGCCACCTTTGCGTCTACCCTTGCCGTGACTGGTGCTCTTACCGCAACGGGTGGAGTTACTGGCAACGTCACGGCGGCCAGCGGCACCTCGACGTTCAACGACGTCGTGATCAACGGCGCGCTGGACATGGCGGTGGGCAGCTCGGCCACCATCACCGGCCTGAGCACCCCGACCAACGCCAGCGACGCGGCCAACAAGGGCTACGTGGACATGCAGGTGGCCACTCGCCTGGCGCTGTCGGGCGGCACGATGTCTGGCGCGATCGCCATGGGGTCCAACAAGATCACCGGCCTGGGTACGCCAACTGCGGACCAGGACGCGGCCACCAAGGCCTACGTCGACGGCGTGGCGCAGGGCCTGGACATCAAGGCATCCTGCCGCGCGGCCACCACGGCCAACATCACGCTGTCGGGCGCGCAGACGATCGACGGCGTGGCCGTGATCGCCGGCGACCGCGTGCTGGTGAAGAACCAGTCCAGCGCCGCCGAGAACGGCATCTACGTGGCGGCTGCCGGCGCCTGGTCGCGTGCGGCTGACGCCAACACCTGGGACGAGCTGGTCGGCGCGTTTACGTTTGTTGAGGACGGGTCGACGAACGACAACAGCGGCTGGGTGTGTGCGGTGGCGCCTGGTGGCACGCTAGGCGTGACTGCTGTCACCTTTGAGCAGTTCTCCGGCGCGGGCCAGATTCAGGCCGGCACCGGCATGACCAAGACCGGCAACACGCTGAACGTGAACACGGCCTCGAGCTCGCGCATCGTCGTGGGTGCTGACGAGATCGACCTGGCCACCACGGGCGTGAGTGCCGGCACCTACCGCTCGGTCACGGTCGACCAGTGGGGCCGCGTCACAACGGGCACCAACCCGACGACGCTGGCCGGTTACGGCATCACCGACGCCTACACCACGACGGCCACCGACAGCCTGCTGGCTGGCAAGCTCTCGCTGACCGGCGGCACGATGTCGGGCGCGCTGGCCATGGGCAGCAACCGCATCACCGGCATGGCTGACCCGGTCAACGCCCAGGACGGCGCGACCAAGAACTACATCGACACGATATTTGGCTCGACGACGTCGGCTGCAGCGTCTGCCGCAGCTGCTGCGTCTAGTGCTTCGTCGGCCAGCTCGAGCGCGTCGAGTGCGTCGTCGAGCGCGTCGAGCGCATCCAGCTCGGCCAGCACTGCATCAACGGCGCTGTTCAACTTCCGCGCTCAGTACCTGGGCCCGCTGGCGTCTGACCCGACGGTCGACGGCAACGGCAACCCGGTGACCGCGGGCGACCTGTACTTCAACACGGTGGCCAACGAGGTGCGCGTCTACAACGGCAGCGCCTGGGTGGCGGCCTATGTGCCGACTGCAGGATTTGCTGCGCTGGCCTCGGCCAACGTGTTCACGGCCAATCAGACGATCACGGCCAACACGTCAAACGACGCGCTGAAGATCACGCAGAACGGCTCTGGCAACGCGCTCTACATTGAGGACGTGGCGTCTGACGCTACGCCGTTTGTGGTGTCGTCCACCGGCGTGCTGGGTATCGGCACGACAACGCCCGACAACGTGACGTCGGCCGGCATCGCGCTGGTGTCCAACAGCGGTTTCTATCCGCAGTTGGTGCAGCGGAACACAACCGCGGACGGGAATGCGTCCTACGTGGTGCTGGAGAAGAACCGCAACGGCGCGGTGGTGCAGAACGGCGACGTGCTGGGCAACCTGGTGTTCCGGGGATTCGACGGCACGCAGTACCTGCAGGGCGCGTTCATCAACGCAGTGGTCAGTGCGGCGCCTGGCGCCAACGACATGCCTGCCGACCTGATATTTGGCACGACCCCTGACGGCGGGTCTGGCCCGTCTGAGCGGATGCGGATTAGTGCCGCTGGAAATGTTGGCATCGGATTGGCCCCAAGCGGCACATATCGCCTTGAGGTTTCTGGAACAGCCGCCGCGACCGACTTCAACAGCACCTCAGACCGCAACAAGAAAACCAACATCACCACGATTGAGTCGGCGGTGGAAAAGGTTAAGCGTCTGCGCGGTGTTGAATTCGACTGGATCGCTGATGGCAAACATTGCATCGGCGTAATCGCGCAGGAAGTCGAGGAAGTTATCCCGTCGGCCGTTCAAGGCGACGAGGGGAACAAAACCGTCAGCTACGGCAACTTGGTTGGCCTCTTGATCCAGGCCATTAAGGAGCAGCAGACGGTCATCGACAAGCTCAGGTCAAAGATTGATTCACTTGCCGAGTAAGGAGATACGAAGATGGCAATCAAAATCGGCGGCACAACCGTCATCGACGACAGTCGCAACCTAACGAATCTGGGGAGCGCGATTACTGCTGCTCAGGGTGGCACTGGCCTAACGTCGCCTGGCACTGCGGGCAACGTGCTGACTAGCAACGGCACGACCTGGACGAGTGCTGCGGCTCCGGCGTCTGCGGGCGCGATTACAGCGACTGCGTCTGGTGCGATCAGTGCGGGCAATCCTGTCGTCATCAATTCAGACGGGACAGTGAGCAGTGCCGCCGCTACTTACACGAGCAGTTTGTCCAATCTTGGCAATAACTCCAGTTCATATGCTCCGGCCGGAACAGTAATTCAGCAATCGGCAACATATGACCCAAAGGGGTTTGTGGTTCTTTTTTATGGTAACTCCATTGGTTATCCAATGGTTGTGGTCGGCACCCCTAGTGGATCAACTATCACTTGGGGTACACCGACAGTGGTCTATTCGTATGGGAATGTTTCTCCAAACAGGT